TAGTGAATAAATCACAGCTGTGCCAAAGCCACTGGCCATGACAAGCCAGATAATCATTTGATCACTTACATTTTCCATTTATAGCCCTTCTGTCAACAAATCTTGCTGACTGGAGAAGTATCAGGCTTTGATTAGGATAAAGGAAATAACCGACACGCTTGGCTAGATAACAATACTGTTATCAATGGCATCAATCTGCTCATCGATCGTATTGGGTTTATAGTCGGTCTCACGCCCCATATGACTTACCTAGAGCTGTAAATGATCCATCTTTGTTAATTGGAATGAGCGTGGGAGTCATGTTTTTGCCGTTCCATTCAAGGATAGCGATACCCATCTGCCAGTTGGCTAATCCTTTAGTGTAAGAGGCTTTGGCCTTGTTCATAAGGTTTCCCACCTCAATGCCATATAAAGGCCTGTAATGGCCTCCTAAACCCTCTGAGAAGGCACTCATGCCTAATTTATGGGTGTGGCCACAAACGACTGATTTACCCGCTTTACGGGCTAAATTAAGAGCTGTAATGCCAGCGTTAGGATTGCTATTACCCTCATCGCCATGAGCCAAGATCCAGCCTTTTTCAAATTCATAAAATGATTTGTGAAATGTAATGCCCATGGTGGCAAAATCCATAAACTTTTCATATTGAAGTTCAGGTAAGCTGATTAAGCCAGGTACTTTTAATAAAGTGTTATAAAGGCGATCCGTATGGTTTGACCGGACTATGTGCGCTTCTTTGGCGTTTTCTGTTAAATCCCAGAGAATCTCTTGAGTAGCTGTGCGATCCCTGTGAAGGGTCTGCTCATAAGCCAAAGGTGTTTTTTCAGACCAACGACTGATTGTTTGAAAATCAATCTCATCGCCAACGCAAAGGACACTATCGAATTTCTCTTTTCTTGCTAATTTGATTACATTCTTAACTGCTACTTCGTGGTGAAACGGAATCTGTAGATCCGATATTACCAAGTATCGCTTAATAAATTAATCCTCATCCTCATCGTCATCATAGAATGGAGTGATGTCAGTATCGGCTGTCTGTGGTATTAACCAGTCCGGCATTGTGTTTTTGTTATCCATCAATCCAAGGGCTACTTCAACGCTGAAACCAGCACGCCTCAATGATTGATACCACTCATGTAAGGCGATGGCGTGCATGTCTAACTCGGTAGTTTCTTTGCGTGCTACCGATTTTCTCTTTCGCACTGGTTTCTTTTTGGCTGCCATAGTTAAAGGTTACTTCTTATCGCAGATAATCCTGAAGATTTCCTCTTGGCGTGTTTCAATTCTTGCTAAACGATCTGCAAGTGATGATCCACCATTAGGAGTTAAAGTCCAAAGCCATCCTTTAATAAGATAACGAAGACCCGTAAATAAAGCGACTAATACGGCGGAGATGCCGGCGGCGAAACCAGCCCACTCGGCCGGTGTCACTCTTTCGAACCAACACCAAAGTGATTATCGTCTGGATTCAGTGCCCTGATAATTGGTGCCAAGAAAGCGATGATTCCAGCCTTAAGAATGTCTGCTGGTTTGCCATCTGGATTGGTCATGTAAACAGTAAATACAGCTACAAATAAAGCTCTTGCATATGAGTTAAGAGCTGCTGTCCACTTCTTGTTCATATTTTTCCCCCGATCAAAGGTATTTGAAAAAATGTATTATCTTGATCGCCCTTGTCAGTAAAACTGACATGAATGTGATGATTATGTGCATTGATACCAACATATGGTCGCCACTCCCAACCCTTTTTAGGTGAAGCAATTTTGCCCATATGAATTACATAAGATATACGCCGATCAGTTTTCCCGGCGAGGCGGATCTGGTCAGCAAGATACACTGATAATCCTTTTTGTTGTGAAAGATCAGCATCAATATCAATGGCTCTGACCACTCCTGTTGTCCAGTCTGGATTGTGATCTGACACCCCTGCGGAATGACGAGCATCCCCCAACCAACCATCAGATTTTCTATCTCGATCGGGAAACCAGTCATCGACCTGCTCCCTCATCTGAACAGCTGCTTTTGATAACCAAGGCTTCAATTTATTGTTGCCATTACCATCATAGTTACAGTGCCAGAAGCTGTAACTGCATATAAAGATTCATTATCAGATAATTGCATTGATAACTTATCGCCATTATCCATGCGATACCCAGTCGTGGTTGTAACAGTTGAATCACCTACGAAACATTGTCCACTTGATGAATGCAAATAAACTGATTGATCAGCTCTGTTGGCTGTAACCAATAAAGTTGGAGTTGATGTTACCGATACTTGTGCTGTTTTAGGCATTGAATTCCTTGTCGTGATCTGGGTTATTACATTCCCATTGATATTTGTCGTTTAATTGTAATTCTGGATGATTACATTCAGGTTTGGGTGCAATAAAAGCATCGGCAATTTCATCGTATGTATAACCAATACCAGCATAGTTATATCGAATTTTTGCATTATAAGAAGTTTTAACCCAAGTTCCACCTAGGTTATCGATTAACCATTGATAACCTTCATCGCCAGCAGGATCATTATTATCGCCAACTAATACACGAATAACTTTGTTATCTTTATCTAATTCTGCCCAGTGACTCATGCTGCGTATCTCACAATCACTAATCCACCAGATCCATTACCGCCAACATATCCACGGCCACCACCGCCACCACCAGATCCAGTGTTCACTGTTGCTGCTGATCCTGGTGATGTATTTCCACCATTACCTCCACCACCAGATCCACCAGTAGCACTGCCTGATCCTGAAGTTCCTGCACCGCCACCACCGGCTAAATACCCAGATACGCCTAAACCGACAACACTGAGCCATGATGAAATTGAGTTTGATCCTGCACCGCCAGTACCACCACCGCCGGTTGAAGAATTGCCTGAAGTTCCAGCAGCTGCTGCACCACCACCGCCACCGCCTTGATCGTTTGCACCGCTAGCACCATTACCGCCAGAATAACCTTCTACTGGAGAATAAGATCCAGCGTTACCACTAGCACCAGTTGATGAACCACCGGTATAAGCAAAAGCCATACCGCCACCACCGGATCCGCCAGTATATGGCCCACCTTCGGTGCCTGATCCATTACCACCACCGCCACCGCCACCGCCAGTTGATGAAAGTGAAACTGCTCCACCAATTAAACTTGTATTTGTTCCACTTGAACTAACTCCAGTGGTTGAACCACCACCACCGCCACCGCCAATAGTTACAGTGTATGAATTCGCAGATAAGGATTGAGAAGATAATAATCGATAACCACCTGCACCGCCACCGCCGGCGCCATATGGACCACTAGATGAAGAATTGGCACCGCCACCGCCACCGCCACCGGCTAATACAAACACATCACATGAAAGTGTGCCATTGGATACGCCTAAAGTTCCATTGGCTGTAAATACTCGATAATTATAACCACCGGATGTATAAAGAGTTCCGCCAGTAATGGTTAATGGTGGAACGCTAGGAGCAACGGCTCCTGCAATAATGTTGCCAATCATTAAGCAATGCCACCAACTACATACCAAGTGTCAGTTGCAACCTTGATACATGCAGCAGTTTTATATTGAGCTAAAGTTGGAGATGCGGCTACTGCGCCGGCAGATAATACTGTGGTTGTTCCAGAAGTTACTGCACTGATTGTACAAGTTCCTGCGCCCTTATTTAATACAGTGATACAAGTACCAACTGGAAATGCTACTGAAGCGTTGGTTGGAATTTTGAAAGCGACTGCTGTGCCCTTGTTCATAGGAACTAGGGTTTGATAAGAATCTGTCAATACAGCTGTGTAATCTGCTGTTTGATCTGATCCGACAGTGAAGGTAACTAACCCGTTAAACATTGCAGCCGTCATTACATCGCCGGTTGCCGCTGGAAATCCTGATGCCATTTGTTACTCCTTAGTAGCTTAGTGTATTGGTTCCCAAGACACCATACAAATTAGAGGATAGCAAAAATCCGTCTATTATGGGCTCAAGGGTGGTAAATGTCGTTTTCCATGAATTTGTGGTTATTTTATGCATAACCCCAAAAACCTGAAGATTTTTAGTAATGGTTGATGTGCCTACTATGTTTGGTTGAGTAGTAGTAATCGTGACTGGACTAAAATAGTCCAGTCCCAAAGCTGCTTTAATGCCATCATCATTTGGATAATAAACATCAAGGGTAATGGCATCACATCGAATAGTTGTCTCAGCCCGGCTGGCTACATAAGCAAGGGCGTAGTTAGCCGCTTCGGTTGTAGTCTGCATCAATAAATCTGTTTGAGCATAGGAATGAGCAAAGTATTTGTTTACTGATGCCGTGCTAACAGCTGTTTGAGTGGCCAGTCCTGTGGCTGTAATGCTGGCCTGATTGACAATCTGTTGATCATCTAATAGCCATTGAGCATTGAAATAAGGAATCTGTGTGCCATTGTCATTAAAATATGTTGGAGTGCCAGCGGGTGAAACGGTGCAATAATTGCGATTCTTAAATGTAACAATTCCAGAAGCATCAATATAAAAAGCCCCATATTCGGTTATTTGAACTGTTTGGGCAGCCGCTAAGGCAGATCGAGTCGTACCTGGGTCATTCTGAACTGTCGTATTACCAGTTTGAATCGACCTCATTGAATTAGGCCAGCCGATGGTGTTTAAGATCTGATTGATTCGAGTACCTGAATCATCTCCAGCAGATGCTCCTGTAATGGTTGTAACCAAAGCGTTTTGAAGCAATCTCATGCCATCCACAGCTGTAATGGTTGTATAAACCACATCACCTACATATTTAGGAGTCGTAGTTGTATATCCTGTAATGAAGCCAGCGAAAATGGCATAAGACTTACCTTGATAGGTTGCCGAAATCTGAACTTTACGCATCGGGGTTAAATAGCCGTAATAAGGTGATGATGTGTTTTGGGGGTTGAAATCACCATTTTGATCAACAATTCGCATAGTTAAAGTACCGGTTTGGAATTGATCGGCTATCGCATTGCGACCACGCTGGGTTTGAATCGAATCTACTTGGTCAGATACATCTACAACCAAAGAAGTTGAATCAGCAAGAATGTTTGTGCCAAAGATACCCGTACCAATAATAAATGCTTGACCAAAGGATGCTCCTGTGGAAAAGTTAATTACAGCTTGTACGGATGGGATGGCCATTAGAATCCTTGGCCGGCTGGAACTGTGCTATAACCATTTCTGTTAATAATCAAGATTGCATCCTGAACGGCTTTAGTGATGCTATTAGGATCAATGGTGTTATTAGCGTCAATATTAAATGTGTAACTAGCACCTGTTGCTTGAGCAGATCCAGCAAAGCCAGATCTAATAGCACCTGTCATTGGATCAATTTCTGGATGTGCTTTGAAATAAGCATCTGCTTCGGCTTGTAATCTTGATGATGAGGCCGCTAAGCCAGCCGCCGCTCCTGGCTCAATACCCATCGCAATGTTTTGTTGTTTAAGTTTTTCAAACATAGCATCATAAGGATTTTGAGTTGTAGTAGTAGGGGTTACTGCTGGGGCACCCGGAATTGCTTTTTGTAATAAAGCCATTTGAGCAATAAGGTCTTGGATGTATTTTGGCCAGTCAGCAAACGGATTTAAGGCTTTAGGTAGGTTGGTAATAGTAGTTGCAAGCTCAGTCGTTTTTAATTGAGATACTAATAATTGCTGGCTTAGTGAATAAGCGGCATCACCATTTTTAGTAAGTAATGCTAATTCAAGTTCTAATCTTAATTTTTCATTATCGGTTATTTTGTTTTGTAATGCCGCATAAATTTCAGCTTGTTGAACATCCAATACAGACCCGGCTTTAGAAAGTAGAAGTTGGGCTTTTGCAGCGGCGGTTGATGCTTTAGCGGCCACAGTTTGAGCAGCTGCTGTTTTTGCTTGAAGTTTAGCAAGAGCTTCGGCTCGTTGATCAGCGGCTTTGGCTTTACCACCACGATCGGATCCGGCATCTGGAACTCCGGGGGCTTTTTTAGGTAGAAACCATGATGGATGGCTTAAACCTTCAAATGTATATGAAAGAAAACCTGATAGTCCGCCAATTACTACACCAAGAGCATTTCCTAAAGAAACCAAAGATGCGGTTAATTTATCGATGTTGGTTGTGTCTAAACCTTTTAATATGCCCTCGCCAATAGATTCTTTGAATTGATCCCAAGCAACAGTTAGTTTTTGTATGTCGCCTGTATATCCTTGAGCCGCATAGGCTGCTTGTCCAGCAAATAATGAATTTAATTCTTTTTGTAAATCGGCAAACTTTGCACCAGATAATTGGGCTTTAGTTAATCCAATGCCGAGTTTTTGAAGAGCTGTATTATTTCCAACATACGCCTTGCTCAAAGCGGCGACTACGGATTGTAAATCTTTGCCAGTGCCGGCGGATACATCAAGGGCGGTTTGTAGAATCCCTTGCGCTTGGGCTGTGTCTCGAGTTGAAAGTAATAAAGTATTGTAAGCAGGGACTAATTCATCATCGACAATTCCATATTGCAATGACAATTTTTTAAGGTACATGTCAATGGCAGGTGACTTATAAGCCTGACCTATGTTAGTTAAAGTTTGACCAAGTGATTTGGCTGCCTTTTCGGATTGTATAAATTCATTCACGGCACTCTTGCCAAATGCCGCTATCTTTTGAGCTGCAAAAACTCCAGCGAATACTTTGCCGGCTTTTAATGCCGTCTTTTCAAAATCACTTAATTTCTTTTCAGCCTTGGCTAAGGCTTTACCATCGAACTCGGTACCAACACTGACAATAATGTTTTCTTTTTGTGCCATTATGGTTTCGCTCTCTTATTGAATTCAATGGTTGCTTTTTCAATAGCTTTTAAAGTTTTAGGTATAACTATGCTGTTGTCTTTAGCCCATGCTCGATAAATTAAACGACCTTTTTGTTTATCGGATCCGACCAATACGCCGTCTAAGTTGGCTATAAACTGTTGACCAGCTCGAGGGTTTGAGGAATGGCTGAATCGTTTATTGCCTAATTTTTTCTTTCCCGCCCATGGTTGACCA